GAATTGACCGGCAGAGCCAACAGGTTCCTCGGCGGAAGTACCCTTCGGAATGAATACGCCGCCCGTTCCCGGCAACACCACATTGTCCACAATGTAGATTGTTGGGTTTCCGCCGCTACCATTTCCGTTTGTCACCCCTAACTGATTGGCCGTTCCGGCGATAAGCACGGTTCCAGCGGTAGAGCCGCTTTGAATGGCTACAATGCCAGTTCCGCCCATCTGAGCAAGCGCCAAAGCAATCCCGTCAAGAGATAAGGTGGGATTTCCTGAAACGCCATCTGCGTCAGATACCGACAATCCATCTCCAGAAACGGCCAAAGAACGCGCTATAACGGTCCCTGAGCCTGTTTTGGCTATCAGACCATTACCAGCACCTTCCAATGAGCCAGAAGCTCCATTTAGGGCGATCTGGAGGGTAGATAAAGCGCCAGCATCAGTCAGCCCTATGCCTGTACCTGCGCTTAAAGCCCTTGAATTCGGCAGGGTAAGCTCTTGATTAAGCGTCAGGAACGTCTGCGTGAGGGACGGAGATGCCGAAATTGCCGCGGTAGTGGCGCGAACGGTAACTCCGTTCTGCACCATCGGCACAATTTCCGATCCATTAAGCGGCTGGGCTGCTGGTAAATCTGTGATTTTTACATTTGGCATTACGGAGATACCTCAAGACCATCAAGATTCCCATTATTTTCAGGGGTATCATTGTTCTGTTCGGTAGAAATTACATACCCACCATATCCGGTCGCAGTCAGATCGTTAGGATTCGTGGCAACACTAACGTCAGGACGAGGATATTGCAGGGTAATCCTTTCCGTCTTTCTGGCCGGCAATCGATAAGGATCTTTTTCATCAGCACACCCTTGCCCGCATACCTTGAGGCCGGGGAAATTCGGATCAGGACGAAGATCCGCCTGCGGCCTCTTCATGCGACAGCGATCACAGATTGCAATCGCAATCGTCGTGTAGCCGCGTGTGTCGAGAAATTTTGGCATTATCGCGTGTAACAACCTATTGAAGGCGCAAAGTAAATCGGAGACTTATCACGCTCTTCCTGCTCCGCCTCAAACAGATACTTATCGGCCATTTTCTCAAGATACGATATTCGCTCGCCCTGAACTCCGGGCAATTCCAAAGCCATTCTATGCGCAAGCATGAATACAGTGGCCTCATACCATCTTTGAGGGATTTCTAGCTCATCCTGAAGCGCACCAACGTCCTGAATCTGCCTTGAATACCAAACAGTCATCTGGACAAATGGATCAGAAGGAACAGGCCACAGATAAAGCTGTGGCTGCGGAATAGTTCTGTTCACCCAAAATTGAAACGGCTGATTGGCGGTAAAGTTCTTGTTCGGAAGATTGGTGTAATCATCACGGTTCAAACGAGCCATCGTGATTTCAGTGCTGTTGTTACCAACATAAAATTCCCGAACAGATAGAGTATTTCCACCAGTCTCACGGATGCGGTAATACTGCACATTTTGGCCCGGATCGATGTCATACCAAAGCCACTCGTTATCAACCCACACGGTCTGACCGGGGTTATAAAGCGTTGACCAAGTAGAGCCGTCAATCGAATACTCAATTACAACATTGAACGTTCCGCTAACCCCCGGCAATATCCCAATGGAGCCAGCATAAATGGGATTATCAGTGCCAAAATTAACTGCTATGTTTCCATTTGCGGATGTCTGCGTGCAAATAGTGTCGATATCGTTATCGAAAGCATTTGCAATCGTTCCGCCAGCAGAAGTTGTATACCCGCCAGTTTCATTGGGGGTCGGCCTATTAAGGCGACGATACAGAACATTAAGAGCATCTACCGAACCAAGCGGAAGATCGTAAATGTATTTATTGGCCTGAAGACCAATCACCTTCTTATTGATTGCCCAATATTGAATGCCAATATTGATAAGACGAGAAAGTAGAAAGAAAAGGCTTTCTCTAGCAGATACCTGCTGCTCTGAAGTAAGTTCTTCCGCTAGTTTCCCGCAGCGTCTAGCGCCATGATCAATCAGTTGCTGGACATTTATTACGGTAGTCCCAACTGTTCCAGAAGTAGCCATTTACCATCCTTTCACCAGCCGGGGCAGTTCCACCTTTTCATAGACGCTCTGGACCTGCTCCCGCGCTCACTTTTTCTCGCAACAGGCTCCATTCTCGCACAGAAGGAATCACGACGCGGACCACCTTGTGGCTGCGGAGCTTTAAGATTGCTTCCAGTCTCGCGGTTATATTTTTCGCGGCCTTTTGCCGTCAAACCAGCACCACGGCTTACCGGCATCTTTTCGCCACGACCAACCGAAAGATTGACATTCCCGCCCTTAGCTTTCTTTTCAGGAAGCTTTCCGTAGGACTTTTTACCAACGTTACTTTCAGTATATTCAGCAGCAACGCTTGGCTTGATTCCAACCTTTTGAGCAAACTTCGGACTATGAGCCGCAGCCTGCATCAGTCGAAATTGAGATTTAGATTTTGCCGGCATCATGCCACCTGCAACATGCAAGAAATGATAGAGGGAATTGCAGGATATGCAGGAGAAACGCTGGCAGGCAAACTTTCAATAGTGATGCTGATATCAGTAGGAATCCAGTAAATTTCCACATAATCATTTGCATCCATATCAAGCATGAATGTCAAAGATACTACGTTATAACCAAAAATTTCAGCGCTTTTTCTTGCCGGAATTGTGTACTGCGTTGCAGAGTTTGGAAGATCGCTGCCGTTGATTTTTAACCATACAGTTGCATCATGTTGAGCATTATCAACATTCTTGAACTGAATACTGAACTGCAGATTGTATATTCCGTCAGAGGGAACAGTAATTTTGGTGTTGTCAGCCAAAATAATGCTGTCTAAAACATCAACGGTATCAAATGTGATTGCTGTTCCTGCGCTTATATTTCCAGTTTGATCTGTGGTATCGCTAAACGCTCCATATGCGGAATCATATGCGCGAATGACATCAATGGTTGCCTTTACATTAGCGCCAGATTGAACAAGAGGAATTACCTCTGTTCCATCAAGAGTTGCCGCATTCGGCATCGCTGAAATTTTTTGATCAGACATTACGATTTCTCCAGAATTATTTTGCTATCGTCTTCCTGCAAGACATACCCCGGATCCGTCTCGTCCGCGATGTATAGTATAACTACGGGAGTAGCCCCATACGTATCAACAACTCCATCATCACCCACGTCAAGGCCAAAATCAGTGCCACCGATAATGTTCTGAGCCGACACATCTAGCGCGAAACCGTCGCTAGTATTTGCCTGATCAGATACTCCACCATACCCAACAGGCATGATTAAATGCCAGCTTGAATAAGATTTAGAGTAGCGGTGCCATCACCAGAATTCACCAGCAGCTTGATACCAGTAACAGGGAAAGCATAATTGCCATCCTGATTGGTACTCTCTCCAGTAATCGTAGGATGAGAAAACCAAGTGGTAAAACCAACCGCTGGATCATCAAAAGTATGCTGCACCGTATAGTCAACAGTGCCATCGACAACGACACCAAAACCGACATTAAACGGCGTGACATTTGTATTCATGACCAAAGCGGCGCTAGAGCCAGTTCCAGTCTTAGAAACGGTTTGAAGTTTCATTTTATTACCTCAATAAAAAGCAGGGGCCGAAGCCCCCACTTTAAGCACAGCCGCCTTTTTTCCGAAGGCGAAGATTTTTCATAAAGTTCTCACTTCCCTTTTGCTCATTTTTGAGCTGTCGGTCGTAAGTCTCACGAAGCCTCTTCATTTCTTCCGGTGTTGGCATAGAATCATCAACGTTAGTTGTGAACTTTTCCTTTTCAACGCTAACCATCTTAGGTGCGCTGCCGCCTTGATTGTATTTTTTAACGCTACCGCCTTTTTTGAACGTTCCAGAAAGACGATTAATACTCACAGGCGATGAAGGCTTTTTACGGCCTTGCGGCATATCGACAGCGTGACCCGAATCATTCATAGATCCGCTGTCAACAGGCTTTTTTACAGCACCACCTTTCTTGTAGCCACCTTGACCTTTAACGACGCCTCCGGTCTTGTAACCACCTTGACCTTTGACAACGCCACCAGTCTTCAGCCCTTTATGCGCTTTTGATGCCGGCATGGATTTATGCTTTTCAAGCTTTTTCTCCATACCTTTCATTTCGCGCATTTCCTTGGCGTGTTCCGCCTTGGACTCCATCTCACCGCCTTTTTTGGCCATGACAGGAGCAGCCATACCGCGACGACCCATCATCGCACGCCGACGAGCGGCAAGCGACGGACGGGCAGGAGCTGCCGCGGCAACCGGAGCTACAGGACGACGAACAGCAGGGGAAGCATCAAGACCACCCATCACGCCACCCATCTGCTTCTTGACGGGCTTTTTAACGTGACCGCCCTTTTTGAGCTTAAGCTCAACAGACGGCTCGGTGGTCATCATTTTCACCATCGGCTTAAATTGTCCCATGATGATCCCCTTACGGTGCCGGTGAACGATAGACGATAGTCACACGAGCCGCGCCAGCAGTCGCCGCAGTTCCAGTCTGAGCATAAGTCGCCAAAACAGGAACTTCAGAACTGCCAACATCAGCCCAAGCACTATACACGCCAGTCGAGGCTACACTCGCACGACCGGCCGAGCCAACCCCAGTAGCAGCAGCATAAGCCGCAGCGGTACCAGACTTGCCAACAGCAATCGTATTCGTGGTCGCCGCGTTAAAAGCGGTCGTCACATCGATGTTGATATTAACAATTTGAGCATTCGCGGGAATCGTCCCAATCGTAACCGCCGAGCTATCGGTATAAGCAATAGTGCCGGTAACGGCAGAGAGAACACCGCCAATGTTTGTCACTTGATTACCCATTTCAGGATCTCCTTTTCAAAGGGGGCCGAAGCCCCCTTCTTGGTTAAACGCCCGGAGTCCCGTAAGCAGCGCGAGGATCCGTGAAGCCAACATCGTAACGCTCCGTTGCCTTGTAGCGCATGGAGTCAGTCTCGAAGTCACCTTCCATCGTCTTCTCAAGCTTACGACGCATCAACAGCTTCAGACCTTCCGGCGCATCCGTTTGCACCCACCACGCAGTGGCGGAGGTCAGACGCGACAGAACAGCAGCGCCTTCGTCCAGCAGCCCAATCGATTTGATCGGGTTGATGTCGTTGTTGGCGTTGCCGGCACGCAGGACGGACTTCAGCAGAACTTCCGCTTGGAACACGTTGCCCGGAGCAACAACCAGTTGCTTCGGAACCAGACGGATTTTCTTGCCGTTGTTGTCCACAGCTTGACGGATCTGGATCAGCATCTGCTCCAGCGACGTTTGCGACAGGTTCGCCGCAGTCGTCAGCAGGTTGCTGAACGTGCCGTTGACGATCGGATGGCTGGCGCTGTTAAGCTGCACGCCGTCACCGCCCGGATACGCGCTGTTGAACGCACGATTCAGCACGTTCGCAGACAGCGTTTCCTTCGTCTCAATCAGAGACTGTGCCAGATGCTTGGCATAGGTCTGACCGATACGGATGTGATCGCCGTCGTCCACAAGCACTTTCGTCAGAGCAAAGGCCAGACCGTAGACCTTGTAGACGTAGCGCTTGAGGAACAGCACGCCACCTTGTTGATACGAAACCGGCGTGCCGTCCGGAAGTTCCGGAGCCGCACCAAAGCCATACAGCACCGGCTCTTCGTGGTAGTTGCGGGGAATACCGGTTTGCTCGCGGAAAACACGCGACCATTCATCGGTACGCTGATCATAGACTCCATCGAAACACTCGTTGAGAATAGGCTCAACAATCGAACGGAAGTCAGTACTTCTCATCGGGGCTGCCATTTGTTAGCCCTCCTTAGATAGCGTTAACGGACGCATTGAACTGCGACTCGTTAATCGTTACTCGCACAACCGTGTACGAATCTCCCCAAGCATTATCAACGAGGGGGGCGATATCACGAATCAGCATCTGAGCGCTGTTACCCGCACCAACCAGAGTGGTTGACAGCGTGCATTGCGACAGACCCGTAGTCGTAGAACCCGCGGTCGTGTTGCTCAGGTCGGCCATATCGCCAACCGAGGTTTGCGCCAGCGAGCCGTCAGCTTGGATTTCATAAACGATGTTGGGATCGTTGTAGAAATAAGCCACGCACGAACCGGTCTGGTAGGCAGTAGATGCCGGCCAGTAGTTCGAGACACGACGACGACCAGTGGTATCAGTCCACTCCACACCAGCAAAAGCGCCTTGGAAGGCGTCGCCAGCAGCAGCAACAACAATATTCCCACTGGAATTGAGTTTGACGGGTTGCCCTTTCAGGATATCCGTCGCATAACCACTTGCGATTCCGTTAGCCAGCGCCTGAGCGCGATCCAATCCGGACGGGTGGAACGCAGGACGCAGACCGAACGGAGCATTAGTCGAAGACATAATAAACTCCTTAAATTTGCCTACCCTTGGAAAATGGGAGCAGGCTTCGGTTTGTCAATTTCGCCCAAACCCTCGCCTTCAACCTGACCCAGACGTTTGCCTGAGCTATCACGGCCGTGAATCGACTCCGCTTGAACTCGTATTTTGTTTGCCTCTTCAAGCGGGGCATCATGGTGCATTTGCGCCATGACCTCTTGATAAATATCCATAGGAAGTTTATACAAGAGCATTTCATTACACGCGATAAAACCAACATGCTCGCCAGCTTTTACACGGTAATTTTCAAACCCTTTCAACTCATCCGCTTTCACGGGAACGTATCCAAGGCGAATCCGTTTATCAATACTGTCGTAACTGTTAGTGGTTGATAACCAGCAAAGGTGCCAGCCCGGAATCTCCGGAACTTTGGGCAACGCTTCTTGTGTCCACTCGTCCTTCCACATCCTGCGACGTTCTTCAGACGAAACAAACATATTTTCAGGGGCGTCTCGACTCTCATCAAGAACTGCGCGGTTTTCGCGGCCACCTGCACTCAAAGATTTTTTAAGACGGGTATCCATTGTTAGCTCCTAGTTTTACGTTGTTCGTTGGCATAGCGGCGAATCATCTTTTCCCTCATTAAAGGGTCTTCCCAGAATCCCGCATCTTTCATGGCTTGAACCTGCTCACGACTAAGCACGACGGAATTCTTGCCGCCCTTATTCGAAACACTTTCTCGCCCAGATCCAGTCACAACGCTCCTTGGTTTTCTAACAGGCTTATCGTCTGCGTCCCCAGTATAGCGGTGCGGCAATCTTTTTTGCAAGCGATTGTCAAGCTCCTCCCAATACTCACGGGTACGTGGATCCCAGCCCTCTTTGGCCAAACGCTCATCCACAGCAAAAGCTATGGCTGAATCCTCGTCATTTTTGCCGGGGTCATACCAAGGATTTCGATCCATCCAGTCCGCGGCATAACGCTGCATAACTGGATCTGGCCCCTGCATAGGCCTCTGCTTCGGCTGACTTGCCTGATTTTTCAGGTTAGTCAGCGCCTCTACCGCCCTTCTGGACTCATACAGCAAATCCTGAGCCTCAGCCATCGCATTGCCATCCTGACTCTGCGTAGCCTCAGCAATCTTCATCTTGGCGTAATTGATACGGACCTCCTGATCCTCGATAGCCTTGTCAATTCGAGCCATCTCAGAACCATGAGTCTTCGTTTCAACCGCTTTCAGCCGCTCCATCAATTCCTGATTCTGACGGAGTATCTGATTGAATCTTAAGTCTTTTTCCTTCTGCTGCTCACGCTGGAACTGCTTTTTCGCCCTGCGACGCGCACGCTTGGCCTCACGGATCGCCTCTGTGTCGTCTTCGTGGTCTTCGTCCTGCTGGGCAGCATCCTGTTCATCAGGCTCTTGCTCAGGCTCTTCAGCGTCAGCTTTAACTTCTGCAGCCGGCTCTTTAGGCTCATCTTGAACCTCCTCTTCTGCAATACCTTCTACAGTCAAACTACCGTCCTGAGCCTCTTCATACTTCAAAGGCTCCTCTTTTTGCTGCATTTCCGCTTTGTCAGTTGCGCTCATACGAATGCCCTCATAGCCAAGGGATCACCTGTTACCTTAGCGATAACTTCGTGATCGTTAAGAATCATGAAAAGAGCAGGATCTTCATCTTTCTCGTTGGTGACTTCTACTTCCCAACGATCACCGCCCCATTTAGGAACTCGGAGATAGTCTCCAACATCACACCATGAGCCTTCCGGCCACGGCTCCATCGTGTCACGCTTCTTGAAAGCAAGCGGACCGATAGAGATGACTTTCGCCACCATGTTGTTCCACTTCTCTGTTTCCTTCGTTTCATGAACAAGAACAATCCCAGCAGCAGACGTTCTTTTCTTGGTTCTACGCAACTGAACTAAGATTCTTGCACCTAATGGTTTTGCACCGGGGTCAACGCTCGGAAATGCCCAAGCCAAATCAGCTTCGCTAGAAGCTACCGGAATGTCACTCATCGTCATCCTTTAACAGGTTGTTTAAAATTTCCAAGGCTTCTTGCAGCCCTGCGTATTGCCCCACCAGACGCTGGTAAGTCTCAAAATTGACCACGTTACCCGCAGTCATAGAGGAGGCTATTTCAGCCTGCCTTACCTTTATTGCGCCGATGAAGTCTTCAACATACCTCATAAATTATGCGTTCTTCTTGTCAACTCCTTTCCCCGCGGGAATTTCAGGCTGCGGAATGGACTTGCCATCAGTTGCACCTTGCGCCAGCCGCTTGTGTTGCGGAACTGCCGCGCTCTTTTGAGATTCGTCTGACATATTTGCTCCTTATTGAACTAAACCACGTTGTACTGCTTCCTGCAGAGCCGTTACCGACTCACTCTGCTCCTTCTTCAGTTTTGCCGCTTCAAGCGTCAAATCCAAAGTATCCATGCGCTCTCTCGTAAGGTTGTTCTCGGTATTCATAGCCACCTTCACCTCACGATCATCAGCGCTATCCTTGGCATCCTGCATTTGTTTCTGAGCCTTCAGTTGAATTTCAGCCTGATCGCGCTGCGCACGACGCTGAGTCTCTGCCATAGAAGCCTGCAGAACGGCCTGAGCATCAGGCGTAAGCGGAGCATTGCCCTGAGTTTTCTGAATTTGCTGCATGACTTGCAGTAGCTTCTGAATGACCGGCATGAACTGAGCAAACTTCTCTTGAATATCAATGGCAACATGGCCGGAAGCGGCAGCCATAGATCGATCTATTTCAGGAGCAAGCTTGCTATCCTCATACTTCTCTTTCATGAGCCTTGTTCCCTTCAGAGCATAATTCTTCATGCTCTGGGTGTACCAAATCATCATGTGCTGCTTCACATGCTCAAGCACTCGCGGTATAAATTGCGGCGCGATGATCGGATTCATGCCCATTACAGGATCTTGCGCAAAAGAAAGATGCGAAATAATGTGCGACAAATGATCTTGCCGTGGATATGCAACAGCAACGCGGCCCATAGTCATGGCAGCATTCTCGTCGGCAGCACTCATTTCAATCGGTTTTGAGTATTCAGGCATCAATTCTTGAATATTCGGCACTTTCATTTGCTTCAATGCACGCGCAAGCACTGCCCTCTTGTTGAAAAACTGCGGATTCTTTTCAGAAAGAGCCAAAACAGCCTGAATCTGCGCCATTCTCTGCGTTTCGCTGAAAATATGCGGATCAGATACAGGAATAACGTCGCCATTGCGCTTGAAATCTTCCTTTTTGATCGGCAATTCAGCAATTACATCGCCTCTCTTCTGCTCATCCAAATACCAGCGATTCAAACGCTGCAAAATCATCAGAACGCGACGCTGAGAATTGTGCAAACGAGCATGAATCGATGAAAATACCGCAGCACCCTGCTCAATAAGCGCCTGAGTAGTTCCAACAGGCGTATTGCTCGTCACATCAGCAATCTTTTCCTCTGAAGTAGTAACAACACCCTTTGCGGCGCTGCTCAACCAACCCAAAAGCTGGAACAAAACAGCGCTAGGCGGATTGAATGGGAATGGCATGGCAATTTTTCGCACATCATCCACACCCGGAGCGCCCTCAACCTCCGCTACTTGCGTAACTTCGACCTGCTGCGACTGTCCAGATATCTTGGCACCCTTAAGCTTGAGCATAGTCGCTGCGTTATTGATATGAGCGCTATCCATAAGAGCGCGAAGAGCGCCAGTAAGGGCAGCAGACAAGCCGCCAATAAGGTGCGGTAGCCCAATGGCATACGCTCCTCGCCAAGGAATGAACTTGAATTCCACAATCCAGTCAAGTTTCTGCCTAGTATCATCGCCCTCCTCCCAGTTTCGATACAGACCAAGAACCTCTCGATCCTGCTCGTCAACCATAAGGATGTAAGGAGCAGACTCACCATTAGTTTCTGGATCATCTTCAATCTCAAGCCACGTATACACATGGAATACACGGCGGATACCATCATCGCTAGACTCGTTTTTCTTGCCCTCAATCTTCTCGTTTGCCTTTTCCGCAGCAGTAGGGTCAGGATTCAACGATGCCTTGATGAAACTTATGTCACGATACAGCCCGCGATCAATGCGATTCTGGAATTCCCACTGAGAAATGTCCTGCTGCTCAGTAACCCGCGGCGACGTATAAAAGCTAACGGCCGAAAAAGGCAGCAAAATGTTGTCAATAGGAACGAATTCAGCGCAAGGGCGCTTCTTTTTGTCGTCCCAGTATATTTTCATGAACTGAGAACCGCCCAGAGGAAGCTGGGTCAGCATCTGCTCCTGCTCATCGCGGAACTCCTCAATCTGTTCCGTCAACTGCCAGTTCATGTAGTCGCGCTTACGCTCTGCAACTTCCTCTTTCTCATCAGTAACTTCGCCCAGAATGTTCGTTCTGGTAGGACCATCAGGCGGAAACATCTCCTTGCAGGCGCGTGAGGCGAAATCTACGCACGCCTCAGCCATTACAGGATGAACAACCTTGGACGCACCGGCAAAGGTAGCCCCGCCGGGAGCATCATTCCCTAAGCCGGTGCGCCGCAAACCCTCTTCATACTGCTTATCCCGCTCACTGCGAGCCTCTTTATCAGTCTCAATCAGGTCAAGATATCTAATAGCAATCGAATCAAGGTCAGCAATATCAACAGACTCAGCGAGATTCGAGTAAAAATCCTCGTTTTCCTCCGGCCCCTTGAATTTATCTTCGAGTGTAACGACCGCAGATCCATCAGGCATCTCCTCGATGGACGTTTCATCTTCCGGCAGCTCGAACTCTACAGCACCTTCAATAGGCTCTTCGTCTTGAATGCCTTCGATAAAGCGACCAAATTCAGGATCAATAGGCATCTCAGCCATAGTTATTTCCTTTTAATAACAGCAAGACGCATTGCGTCCAGCGATGGGGCGGATTCTACACTACCGCCTTTTTTAAATGATTTACGAAATTGAATGCCAGCCCCAGTTAATTTTCCAGACAATCCGGCTCCAGATGGCTTAACAACGTAACCTTGAACATATGGAGATATAACAGAATTTTTTCCCACAGGAATATCATACAAAAGTCTTCCGCCGGCATCAAAGGCGTATTGGTCTTTTCCGCCACCACCATAAAATCTAAAACGACTTAATTCAGAATCTTCTTTAACTTCCTTATTGTTATTTTTTACGTCTCCACCTTCCTTGTAAGTTTCTGGTTCCTCATCTGAGATGCTTGCAGCACCAACACCAACAGGAGCCATCTGATACAAAGGCTGGCCTTTATTGATGATGCTCTCTCGCATCTCCGGCGTAATGTCGAACGAGTGATACGGGACATTGCCCATCTCTTCCGCGGCGGCCCGGGCCTCTTCAGGCGTAGCAAAGCCCTTCTTTACGGTCGACATACCGCCCTGAGGGACGATTGCCCAATCCCCTTGATTGCTTCTCACAACATCATATTCCTGCGTCCTGACAGGAAACTGGCCTAGTTCAACGCCATACTGCTTCTTGATGTAACTCGGCAGGATCTGATCGTAGAAACCCTTCATGCCTTGACCGCCGATGTCCATATCAAGTCCAGATAGAACGCTTTCTCCATTCACAGGAGTTTGCGACAAAAGCTTTTCTGCAACCTCTTTGCCAACATAATCCTGAAGCTCACTTTTCGGAACTCGATCCATAAAAGGAACCTCAACACCTTTTATCGCTGAAAGGTATTCCGTCTCAGGATTGTAAATGAGCTTATCAACGTGCTGAGACAGGTCGTATCGTCTTGCCTGCACCGCGCCCGGAGTGATGATTACCCTGTCATACCCATTCTTGACAGCATCATCCATCAGCCGCTTCATCACAAGCTCATGCCAGTTCTTTTTAAATGGCGCGTCAGCCGGAAACCTCTCCGGATTCATTTTAAATAGCTTGTTCTGAAATTCAGAAAACTTATCGGCTTCACCGAGAAGAGCCAAGTTATATTCATCAATCTTCAGAAAACTTCCAATACTCTCCTCAGGGATATTTTTAGACTCCAACAAAGCGCGAATCCTTGGCTTCAGTCCATTTATGTATTCCTGATATTCCTGATCAAGCCTGCGATACGCCTCATCAACCTCTGGCGTGCGATAGCCTTTGCTCCTTCCGGCTTGATGCCAGTCAGATTGAATCTCATCAATCAGCATGATTTTCTCGCCGTTCGGGCCAATCATATCCTGCACCCTTGCATGAGCTAGAAGATTTTTGCCCTCGTCGCCAAAATGCGGCGCACGAAATTTTGGTTTATTCGCCTCTTCTGCCTCTCGTTTCGAAAGATTTTGCGCGTAGTCAATCAATGCCTGACCGGGATGAGATATGCCATAAGCGCCAGATCTTTGCGATACCCAATTACCATCAGGGCCGACGATCCTGTATGAGGATTGAAACGTCACAGGATTGAATGACAGATCCTCAACGCGATAACCCTGATCAATCAGATCCTGAACAGAGATTGGCTTTGCTTGCACCCTCTCTTGCGGCAGCTTGATCAGGATCTCTCGGTAGTTCTCTCCGCCCGGAGTTCGATACTGTCCGTAGTCTTCAACGCCGTAATGAACGTCGCCTTTAGGCTCGGCATAATCATCAAGATATTCTTCTAGCCTTGTCTCTCTGATTGCAACCGGCGGCCTTTTTTCAGCAACACTCAAAAGATCTTGACCGCTCATCTTGCCCTTACCCTGCAAAGCCTTGTCTATCCCCCTATCCTTCACCTCCGCAGGCTTCACGCCTTTCGTCTTCAGGATCATCGCCAGATACTGATCGCCAGTCCCTTTGGGCTGCTTGCCGACGATATCCTCGATAGCCTTGTCAACCGCGGAATAGAACGGGCGCTTCATGGCGCTTTCCGCTTTCGCACCTTTCAATTTTTTCAGAGCAGAAAGCCCGGGTCGAATGAGACTCACAGCGCACGCTCCTCAATGATCAAGTCGTCTGATGTGATCTGGCCACCATCAGCGAATCCTTCAGGCTTTTCAGGCATACCCGGCTTCAAAGCCTCCTGCATAATCCTCTTCGTCTCTTCGTCAGGAATATAGACTTCGCCTTTGGCGGCGGCCTCCTTGGATTTCTTTGCAATATCTGCTTCTTTAGATGCCTTAATGAATGCTCTCATGGCATTCAAAGATTTCAAAATGCCACCGGAAGACTTGTAGACGGGGCCGCCTTGCTTCTTGCCAGTCAATATTTTCATCGCCTCTTCATACATCTTGATCTCATCAACTAATTGAGAATCAATGATCTGGCGAGGACCGATCATCTTAAACATTCCAAACTCACCAACACCCGGCTTTAGATTCTCTCTGGCAAACTTTAACGTATCTGGAAATGACAACTCATAAGGCTGCGGATATCTTGTTTGTCCAATTAGCCTACCCGGTATATCAAACTCATATGTGGGATGAGCAGATTCAGTTAGATTTGATTTAGGATACAAACGGCCAACAGAAAATCCAGTCGATCCTGTCTCAAGATTACGTAACTCTGCCTCAGTTATGGCAGCATCAATATCAGGGCCAGACATTCTCAATCCATACTTTTCTGTCGTTGTTGGCTTAAGCAGTACGTTATTGATGTGCTTGCGAAGGTTTGGATTATCTTGCGCTTGCAACAAAACCAGATCGGGGTCTTCAAACCCTACAAACTCTGGAAACTTATTCTTCAAGTTACCCCTACGAATCTCAGCATTTAATTGCTTCAGCTTTTTATTTCCAAGCATATCTGGTCGCTGAAACTGAAGCAGTGCATCAGTAGTATGTAGTGCGTATGGAGTGCCTTCAGGCATCCTGATGTATTTACCAAGCACAGGAACACCACCATAAGCCTCAGAACCCCTCTGAGCAGTTGCCTGCAGCCCTGTGGCTGGGCCTTTACCGGAAGCCCAAAATTCACCCTCAAGACCGTAGAGCGGGCCACCATGAAGCTTTACGGGAGTTTCCGGCCTTATATCCCCTATCTGCTCAAGAGTTCTATGAGCGATTGTGGGATCGCCCGGAACGCCAACCATCACCGAACCTTCATGCTTCGATATATCAAATACATCAGGAGTAGGTCTATCCCCGCTATAAATAATCGGAAGATCCTTCTCTCGCTTGTATTGCTTCATACTCTTACCAGCAACACTGAACGTCGATTCAGGCTTTCTTACGAACTCACCAAGGTATTGTGGTGCCATGCGTCGCGCCAATTCCTCAATTTCTTCCTTAGTCTTGGCTGGCACACGCTCAAATTTGGCAGGAGTTCTATATTCTTTAACTTCTTTCTTTGCTTTAGAAGCGCTTTTTGCAACCTTGCTTAATCCTTCAATGCCTTCAGTAATGATTCTACGAATACCACCACCCGCCATGCCACCTACAGCCAGCCGCATCGAATCCAGCGATACAGGGCCGCCCTTCTTCTTTTCAAACTTGGTAATGACGTCTTCCGGCAGAACGTCATACGAAGACAGCGGGAAAGTTTCCTTGCGCTGCGATGGCGTCATCAGCATCCGCTCTTGCACGGCCCTAGATTCAGCCTCGCCAGCCAGTCTCTGATAAAACAGCATCGCCGCTTCATTCTGAAACTCACGATCCATCTTTTGAGCAACATCCGGAACCGCTTTTTTGTATTTCTCATATTCCTTCATTGCGTCACCGAGAGGCATACTATCAAGTCCAGCCTTTTTAGCGTATTCCTCGTAGCTCATCGGCTCACGCGCCTGCTTGCGCATCAGGTTTAGAATCTCATGCGCTTCCGGATGCATGTAAGCCATCGCCGGATTGCCGCCTGCACCAAAGCCTTCCAATCCCTGAACTGCGTGTTGCATCTCATGCAGAGCAGTGGATCGAGGATCATTTTGCAGACCCTGATCATAAATGTTCATCAGGCCGGGATCGTTTTCGTTAATGCCGGCGATGTAAGACCCTCTGGCAGAGCCAGATCTGCCGCCCTGCTGAACATCCATATCCAGTAGCTTTGGATATGCCTCATAAAGCTCAGGGTGTTCAAATGCAAATCCAGCCTTGTTTCCTAAACCAACACGATACTCAGGGCCGCCCTCCATCGTCCTGATCTGTTTTATTTCCTTCGCGGCCTGACGTAACGCCCCTTGAGCCGCCTTCAACTGCTTCGGGAACAGATCGGGATGCTCCTTGCTCTCCTTGATCTTTTGCTTGATATCAGCCTCTTGCTGCTTCATCGTAGCAACAAGTTCTTTCATTTCCTTCTCGCCGCGGAACTTCGAGCCTACGTCAGATATCTCCTGACGCAGTTTTCCATCAGGCGAGCGGAAGGTTCCGGTCTGCTTCCAGATTTCTACAGGATCGACGCCAGCCTTCTCAAGCTTAACAGCCTTTGCCGCGGCGGGCGCATCCCATATCTCTGACTTCTCACCAATGAAGATTTCGGTCTTCTTGCTTGGCTCGAAACTCTTTGCATATTTTGCCAAACGACGAGCAATTCCGCCGCCAGCCTTTTCTACAGGCCCACCCTTCTTCATCCGCTCCTTGATGGTCAGGATGTCTTCCATGCCGGGGAATACTACGAAGTTGCTCGTACCTTGACCTGCGCCGCGTGAGCCTTGATCAAGGTAGCGGATGCCGGGTATGCCTGCTTCACGCAAAGCATCTGATGCAAATGCTTGGTTCTTTAACAAGTCACCAGTTTTTGCATAGTCGTTCAGCAGAGAGTAATAATGATACCCCGGCCTGCCTTCTTTGAACGCTTGAAAGAACTTGTCTTTCAATTCAGGGTATTTTTGAATTATACGGTTAAAGGCATCCTTCACTTCTTGCGGGGCGTCTTTTGTCAGCGGCTTGTCCCAATCAAGCATCTTCGCAATCTGCTCGTCGGGAAGGTCTACTTTGTAGAGTGCGCCAGCGTTGTATGGAATATTTTTTATCTTGCCGACTAAACCGGCCTGATTAGGATATTGCTCCATTAGTTCTTTTGGAGTCTTGTGCATCATTGCGGACTCAAGAACCTCCATCGCATCGTAATTTCTCGACCTTTCCGCTTGCTGATACATTTTCAGCAATTTTTCCTCATACTTC